GCAATGAGGTGATTCAAAATGGGTAATACAACTTTTAGTGGGCCGGTTAAATCTCTTGCTGGGTTTAACCCTTCCGGTTACAACAATGAAGTAAATGTTGCCGATGCTACAGCAACCCTTTCTTTGGCTGATGCGGATCATGGAGGAAGGATTGTTGTGATACAGGATGCTGATATTGCAATCACGCTTCCTTCGATTGTTACGACTGAGCCTTCTGACAAGACTGATCCCAATCAGACTTGCACACTCGGTCTTACTTTTAAGATTTATTTCTCGGTAGCCGCTAGTGGTGCGACGGTAACGACGGCAAGCGCAGACAACTATGTAGGTGCTTTAAATATCTTGAAGGAAACTGCCGGTGCAAATACTTCGTTTTTTGCAGACGGCGACGACGATATTATTACTCTTGATGGAACCACTAAGGGCGGCTTAGAGGGTTCTTGTCTTGAGTTTGTTTGCACTACTGATGGATGGCTGTGCAGCGGATCTGCCCTTCTTGGCAGCGGCACTCTTGCTTCCCCGTTCTCTGCTGCGTAATCCTTGAACGACCCCCGATGGTACAGGGATCTCACTCCTCAAGGACGAGAGGTCGTGGATCAGACAGCACATCTGATCTGCGGTCTCAGTCTATGCGCTATGGGTGGAGCCTACTTATCGATGGTGGCTTTGTATATCAGAGAGTTCTGGCTGCAATGGCCCGTTAAGCGAGTGGCAGACACGAGGAAAGACATGGCGTTCTGGATGGGTGGCACAGGCATCTGGGAACTGTGGAGGGCGTTTAGTTGATTTACCCGACAGCGATTAAGTCATATAGGTACAAAGAGGGGGCTAGTTATTCATTCGATGAAAGCGATGGCTCAACCCTTATACTTGATGGACCGTTGGTAGTTAAGAGCATAAGCCTCTCGATGTCATCTAGCGCTGCGGGGGCAGACATTGTGTTTCTCATGGTTCAGGATGGAACAACTGATCTATTCAAGGTTTGTCAGTCTAATCTTTTAACGTACTACCCAAGTGTATATAGGGTAAATATGCCCGGTGCGGGGATAAGGCTAGGCACGTCTCTCGCAATGGAAGTTACAGGTCCGGCTACTACGGTGTGTACGAACATCAATATCGGGTATCAAAGATGATCGAGCCAACTTATGTAATATCGAAGTATCATGAAATGTCTTCGGAGACTGGCTCGGAGAGACTTGTAGACATAGGGGCAAGTTCTAGGATTAGGTTGTTTTCTGTATTTTCTATATACAGTTTCCTTTCCGCCGCTAACGCAGAAATGGGGTTTTCGTTAACTGAAGGAGATGGTGGTTCAGACATTTATTCTTCTGGCATGAAGCTTGGAGCGCAGGGGGCCAACTCATTGCACATTACACCATTCGCTCAGTATGCCTTACCTGATCAGGGTGTTATTTTTCTTTCAGATATGTATGTACAAGGGAATGGCAACGGGCTTAAAGCCTTGACCATCTTTTATCAGGTGGGATGAATGTCTAATACTTCATACTCGAAAGCAATTACTTCGACTTTTGATAGTTATTCGGCTACGGACTCTGTTGTTGTCAGTTCGGATTTACCCAGCCGATTTTACCTGCGAGGTCTTTCTGTAACCATAGGGCAACCAAGTGGTGTGTTTAACCTTTTGAAATTAACATTTCAGGATGGGTCAGGACAAGGAAATCAGGATGGGATAATCCGCCTGACTGGTGGAGATGTACTTATTGGGACTTCCACTCAAAGCATTATAGTTCCTGATGATTCGTATATCCTAATAGTGAATGGGCTTTACTTTTGGTCGAATGTTGATTCTAGCGCAGCTTATCCCACATCCATTACGGTGTACTACACATGAATGATTCACTAAAAAGAGTACACGCTGTAAACGTTTATAAATTGTGGGATGCTAGTGATTTCACTTCGGGGAATAGTTTCTCCGTTCAGGAGAGTGTAGAAATTGTTCCCGCAGGAACAAGGTGTGTACTTCGCTCATTTGTTGCTAACAGCGTGGTTGATTCTGATTCTGCTTCTCCACAGGGTTTGAACATAAATAATGCTCAGGCTGGAGCAAGGGTCGCCTTCCAAGACGGTGCGGGGGCCACTGTTTTTGTGGTTAAGGCGGAAGCTGTGTTTGGAACAGGTGTCGTAAGTTGGGGAAGGAACGAGCTTGGTCTTGTGTGTAACATTCCTTGCAATGGAGTTCTTTTCGATAATGGAATGAGTGTAGTGATTAGTGCGGCTACTGGTAGTGAATCTGCACCCGGTGCACCCACTGCGCCTTACGGCATTAACGTAAATCTACTCTACGGCGGATAAGTCATGAGACAAGATAGTTATTGCAATGTGTACAACACTACGGATTTAGCTGGGGCAGTCGGTAAGATCATAAATGGACGAGTTTCTATTTACGGTATTGTCGCGCAAGCGATAGGTTCGGGGGTTCTGGGAGATGATGGAAAGTCGATTGCTCTTTCTGCCACAGATGGAGGGAGTCCGGTTATCCAAGTAGCTTTGAGGTATCCCAAGTCGGCTGGGACTACGGGTCCAGACAATACAGATATTCGGTGTTTTTCAAACATCGTGGAAACGGGTGGTGGCGGGGTACTATTCACTGATGGCGTTTGGGTTAGTCTTCCTGATGGTCCCAACACTAACGGAGACCGGGGAAGTGTTGCGACGTTCAGTATTTTCTACACAGGTGGAGCAAACGCCTAATGACTTCTGTAACCTCCACCACTTTTTGGGCCTCCATTGGCATCGTTGCGACTGCTATGGGAGGTCTTTTTACTATGCAGCTTTCTCATGCTGGAGAAAATGGACATAGCTCAATGGTGGATCAGGCCGAGGTTTCTGAGGTTAAAATCAATATTGAGCGAATTTCAACGGAGGTGAACCATAATCGAGAATTGCTTAGTGAACTCAAGGTAGAGATAAGAGATATGAGAGACAAGCAAGAAGAGGTGAGTACAGAGATTCTGGAGGCTATCCGTGGCAACTAGTGGTGCAGTTACATTCTTGCCGGATGTTGGAGAACTCGTTGAAGAAGCTTACGAGAGAGCCGGACTCCAAATGGTTTCCGGATACGACCTCCGAACTGCTAGGAGGAGTTTGGATTTCCTTCTAATGGAATGGGCGAATAGAGGCATTAACCTCTGGTGTGTTGGAGAACATTCATTGGCTTTGGTTGAAGACCAAGCTCAATACGAAGCGATCAACACGACTCCGAATATTGCGGTGTCGATCCTTGAAGCAGTTCTCCGGTCTGATGAAGGCGATACGGCGAAGCAGGTAGATTACGATCTAGGTAGAATATCCAGGGATACATATCTAAGTATTCCTACGAAGCTTACAACGGGTAGACCCACTCAGTTTTATGTGGATAGACAGCAAGGGGTGATCAAGATCAACCTTTGGCCTATCCCGAATGATGCAACCCAGAAGCTTGTCTACACCTACATAAGAAGAATGCAGGACAGTGGTCCCGGTGGAACATATGATGCTGATGTGCCTGCGAGATTCTGGCCTGCTCTAGTGGCGGGTCTTGCCTATAGCATCGCGATGAAGAAGCCGGAGGCTGCGGGTCGAATCCAGATGCTCAAGCAGGTCTATGATGAGCAATTTCAATATGCAGCAGATGAGGATAGAGAGAAGGCTCCGCTTAGATTCTATCCTGGCGGTTACAGCTAGTGGGGAACTACGCGAAGGGCAGCAAAGCCTTTGGCTTTTGCGATCGTTGTGGGTTCAGATACAAACTCAAAGAACTCAGGACAGAGACAGTGAATCTGTCCAGCACCAATCTTCGTGTTTGCCCAGTCTGCTGGGATCCAGATCAACCACAGAACATGCTCGGAAGAATACCGATTGATGATCCTCAAGCCCTTAGAGATCCTCGACCTCTAGGCGCGATCTCGGGTAGAGATCTTCAGGCTGCTTATAGGGAGGACTTCTCTACCGGCACAGCTCAAACTTCTCCCACTCGCATTGATGGGTGGTGGGCTAGTAATGGAACTCTGGCATGGAATGAAGCTTCGCAGTCACTGAATCTACAATCGACTGACTCGACTGGAGATCCATACATAATCAGAGGATATAACGGGGGAGGGGTTGTTCCTGACTATCTGAGCATAAACACTTCTTTGTATAAGTATGTAGTGACTCAGTTTACGGTCAACAGTTATCCGTCGAGAGAGTCTGGTGATACATTTGAAGGTGGTTTCCAGGGCACGCTCTACTGGGGAACGGGAACAGGCCAGCCTCCAGGGATACCTGATCCTATTTCTCTCAGCATTCAACAACAACTCATGAGGTCTCCTTATCTTTTGGTTACCCAGCCTTCTGTTGGGTTTGCTCAAGTGGATAAGGACATGGCTAGTACATTTAAGATTGTTTGGGATATGACAGATAACGCTGACTGGACTGGGACAGTCACGACGTTGAGGCTTGATTACTTTGACGCTAGGCCGGGAGATCTTGATGCTGGTGATATTGACATCGACTACATCGAAGTGGTCGCATTTCACAATTTAGATTTATAGGAGAACGATATGCCGAAAGTTGGTAACAAGCATTTTTCATACGACGAAATCGGGAATCAGAAGGCTTTGCAGGAATCCCAGAGAACTGGTCTTCCCGTTGAGCATGAAGACAAGAACTACGCCCAGTTTGCTGGAGGTGGGTCTGTTCGTCCTAAGGATTCCATTCAAGGGTACCGCAAGGCTCGGACTCGAAAGGGTTAACCATTGGCCGCATTCACACTAGCCACACTCAGAACGTCTATAGACGAATGGCTTGAGAACACTGCTTGGGGAACTTCTTCCCAGCAGGATACCATCATTGTTCTAGCCGAAGAGAAGATCAATTCTATAGTGAGAGTTGCTGGGTACAACACAAACACAGTTACTTCTACCTTCGCAATAGGGGCGAATAGTATCTCTGTGATAGCGGATAGCGTTACGGGGCCTTTGTCTCCTCTGTATCTAAAGATTAGATCTAACGCAGGAACACCAGCTAATAACGCATGGAAGTTCCTGCTTTTGAAGGATTACAACTTTCTTCAAGAATACGCTCCTGTGGACAATACGGCTTCTAGATCAGAGCCGAAGTATTACTCATTCTACAACGATGTAGATAATTCGAATCAGGTTACGACCAATTTTGCCCCTTATGCAGATGCGGAATACGGATACGAATTCAACTATCTTTTCGAACCTGCATCCATCACCGCTGGCGATGTAGCCGGAACAACTTGGCTCAGCACCCATGCAAAGAATGCTCTTCTTTATGGCTGCATTACGCAGGCTTACGTCTTTATGAAAGGCGATCAAGCCATGATTCAGGTCTACCAAGGTAAATTCATGGAAGCTCTACAGGCTCTTGTGGCTTCTCAAGGCGGAACTTTCCGTGATACTTCTTTCAACGACGCGGACAATAGTCCGAATATGATGGCGGCTCAATAATGGCTTCTACATACACTGATGGACTTGCAGTTGAGATCATCGGCTCTGGCGACAAGGTTGGATCTTGGGGTGATGTCACTAACAATAATCTCAAAGCATTAGAAGAAGGAATATCTCGATACGCCGAGATAGCTATTGTTGGCGGTAGCGCAACTTCGACCTTGGATATCCCAGACGGCCAGACAGCCTACACGGATGATTCAAAGGGAAGATCCGCTGTCATCAAGTGGACTGGTTCGCCTTCCACCGGCACCCACCACACTGTGACTCTCCAAGTCGGAGGAGCGACAGCTACGCAAGCACGGTTTACTGCGATTAACGGACTAGGCAGCACGCATACGCTTCGGATAACGACCGCGACGATGGATACCACCCCTGCGTATTTAGAAATACCCAATGGGTACTCAGCGGAAATTCATATTGACAACACTACTGATGTGACAAAGAGTCAAGTCATCAATAGTCTTTCCGGATTATTAGTAGAAAAGATTGCCCTGAAAAACAACGAGATCATTTCAAACGAAACAAATGATGAAATTATTATTGCTGCCGACACCGTAAAGGTTGGAGACGATGGAGCAGCAACGCTCAGTAGTAACGGAGACCAAGACCTAATACTCAAGACGGGTAACACCACTACCGGATCAATTACCATAACGGACGGTGCAAACGGCAATGTTACAGTCGCTCCTAACGGAACTGGAGTTCTCTCCACCACAGATGCTCTGATCAGTGGATCAGGCGGTTACATCAATTTCAATACCACCATAAGCTCAGGCGGTATAGGACTGAGGGAAAATTCTGGTGAGGTTGAGTACAGGGCTTCCACAGGTGAAGGGTGGGGATCTCCGTACACAACAGGTCTTGTCTCTGGGCAAGGAACCTATTTTAAGAGCCCTGTGAATGTAGGTGCAGCGGAGTCTGGATCCTTAGTAGCTGGCGATGCTGGGAGTACGGCGCATGGTCTTGGAAGTGTACCTAGAATTGTTGTAGCGACTATAGAATGTTTGACTACGGATGGAGGATATGCAGATGGAGATTTTATCACGATCAATAGCGGTTTGTCATCGACCAGTAACTATGGGATTTCAATCTATTTCACGGACGAAGTGGTCGGTTTCGCCCTGCCCATCGGTTTGCTAACAGCGTGGATGATTCTTCCTGTGAAGACGGGCGGGGCTAATTTTACTCTTGCGCCTGCTGCGTGGGATTTATGGATCGAGGCGTGGAAGTAAATGCTTAAGAAGCTCACATTCCCTCCTGGGATCGATAGAGAAGGCACCCAGTATTCCGCTGAAGGTAGATGGTATGACTGTGACTTGATTCGATTTCGACAGGGTAGGGCTGAGAAGATTGGTGGCTGGAGTAAATACTCTAATAACGAGTTTCTTGGTATATCTAGATCTCTCTTGAACTGGTCTTCGATTGCGGGTGCAAACCTGATGGCAATCGGTTCGGACAAGAAGTTGTATGTAGAACTCGGTGGTGTTTACCATGACATCACGCCGATGGACTACAAGTCTCAAGGCACGCTTACTACACCAGCAGGAATAGATGATGCTGTAACAGCAGCTATATTTGACTTCAATGTGACTGATGGCGATGTAATAAGAATGGGGAGTGACGCAAACGCAGTCGGCGATGAGTTGATCTCAGTAGAGAGTACAACTACTGCTGGAGGATCAGTAACAATCGCAAGAGGGTATGCAAATACAACAGCATCTGCTCACGCACTAGGCGATGCAGCATTCCTTCTCCAGAAGATAAGTAATCCTATTTACTTAATCGACAACTTAACGACAGTTCTCATCTATTACCCAGATCATGGTCTTGTGACAGGAGATTTTATAAACTTCCTGAAGATTGCCTCCGACCCTACAGGCGGCGCTCCTGTCACGAGAGATGATCTCTACTACCCAGCTCACACTTCCGGTATAGATGGATACGACACCACTAAATCAACTCAGAGCTTTCCTGTTACGAAAGTTTTAACGGGTGATTACTTTGAGATCCGAATCGCCACTGCTCCGACCGGCCTTGTAAGCTCTACTCTTGATGCAGACATCACTAGCTCTGCAACCAGTATAAGCTTGAGCGGGGTGGTTTTTGGCGCAGGAGACTTCGTAAGAATCGGAGATGAGTACATAAAGCTGGTGTCTACCTCTGGAGGTGGTGACTTCACTGGATGCCTGAGATCTCAGTTTGGATCTATGTCAGCAGCTCACTTGTCTGGTGCTGCTGTGAATGAAGTGGGAAGCTCTGGCAGTGGTCAGGGTGGCGACACCATCATCATGCGAGATATCCAAGCTTCTGAGTCCACATTTTCTGAGTTCAGTGGATGGGGAGCAGGGACTTGGGGTGGCATATCGACAGCCGCTACTTCGACCACGTTGAGTGCCAACCTCGCCGCAGCCGCCACCACCGCTTCTGTGGTTTCTACTGCTGGATTCGGTGATGATAATGATACCGGAACGATGCTTATAGAATCTGAGGTTATTCTGTATACAGTAAACGGTGGCTCTGGTTTCGATGCTTTAGACAGGGGCGAGAAGGGAACTGTCGATGTTCTTCACTCTTCAGGAACTTCAGTCTTCCTTATAGATCAATACTGGACTGCTTGGGGAGATCCAACGATACCGCTAACAACCGTCTCGCCTGCGTTGAACGTGTGGTCGCTCGATATCTTCGGTGAAGACCTCGTAGCAGCTAAAGACAGGTCGAAACCGTACTACTGGAATACATCCTTGAAGATGTCTGCTGGGTATCCTTACAGTACTAGCTCGGATTCCAGCGATGCTTACGCATCTGGGATTATGCTTGCCGATGCAGTGCCGTTGTCTTCCTACGGCAATGGCTTAACGCCAGAAGGGGGAGTTGACCTGGGATATGGAGGTGTGCCTGAGCAGGTTGGTTTCATAATGTCATATTCTGCAACAAGGCAGATCATCGCATTCGGAGCGACGGACACGCTCGACTTCTATGACCCAATGCTTATCCGGTGGTCTGACATAAAGGCTCCTGGGTCATGGGTGGCGTTGAACCCTGGCAACAGAGCAGGCGGTCATCCTTTACAAAACGGTTCTCGTATAATCGCTGCCGCTAGAGCATCTGGAGGTATTATCATATGGACTGATAAAGCCCTTTACTCGATGCAGTATACAGATTCGGACGCTGTTTTTAATTTCCGAGAGATTTCAGATTCAATTTCTATCTCCTCTAGATATGCTCATCGAGTTGTTGCTGGAGTCAACTACTGGATGGGAGATGAGAATTTCTTTGCCTACGATGGAAGGGGTGTTCAGAATGTTGAGTGTTCTGTGCTTAGCAAAGTTTTTGATGATCTGAACTATGACAAAAGAGAAACTATTTCATGCGCTCTAAATTCTTTATTCAATGAAATAATATGGTTCTATCCTTCTGCTGCTTCTGAAGAGCCTGACAGGTACGTCATCTTTAATTACATAGATCAGACGTGGGCATACGGTGGCATGGCTAGGACAGGATGGTCAGACGCTGGCATTAGGGAGAAGCCAAACTCTGCGTACAGTTTAGGGCCATACACCTCTGGAGCATACGAAGGGATTGGTCGTTCTATCATTTACAATCAAGAGATGGGTTACAAGAACGATGAGACTAAAATGAACTCGTATGTAGAGACGGGGTTCATCGATGCGGAAGACGGTGATTTTTCTATGTTCATAGACAGAGTTGTTCCAGATTTCAGGGGTCTAGACTCAACAAGTCCAGAATTAACAATAGCAGTTTCGGCGAAAGACTACCCATTTTCTAGTGACTCCAAAACTGTTTCAGTTGATACAACTCTCTCTACTGAGTATGAAAATATAAGGCTAAGAGGGAGGACAATTTCATTAAGGTTCGAGGATGATTCAAGCACTCAAGACGCTGCCGGATGGCAACTCGGGGATCCAAGGATCCGTATGAAGCCTGACGGAGAAAGATGATGGAGCGTGATGTGCAGATTGGCAGACGAAGTATTAGGCAGATTGGTAACGATTCTATGGATTCATCTAGCGTTGTCGATCTACGGAACGAAATTCAACTATTGGTCTCAAGTATTCAGGAAAGACCAGTCGTTAGTTTGACTATGGTATTTCCGCCTATAGGGATAGCAACTCATGGCTGAAGGGTTCAAGATTCTTGGTCAGGGAACGCTCGCTGTGACAGAAGCCACTTTGTATACAGTGCCTTTTGCGTCGGGTGCTTCGTCCTCTTCGCGGAGAATGATGCAGGCTGTGATATCTTCAATAATTGTGTGCTGCGTCAGTGGGATTACTCCTTGGTATTCTATAAGAGTTAAGAAGTTGGGTGATGCTGATAGTAACGAGCAAATTATATTCTATCAGAAATCGATTGATATAAAAACAACTGATGTTTTGTCGTTAGGCATAGGATTGGTCGCTGGAGATTCGATAGAAGCTTCTACGGATACCGGGATGGTGATCCACATGAACATATTCGGTACGGAATCCGCTTAGGAATAATTATGATGAGACGTAATTTTGGTAGGTTTGCAGAAGGTGGCATAGTGGATGAGCCTGAGATGTTTGGAGATACTCCAGATACAGGTATGCCATCGATCGCCGGGTCCGGTCTTCCTAATTCTGGAATCAAGAACAAGAGCATGGGTGATGTATTTCCACCCAAAAACAAGTTCACCCCGCAGCAATTTGCAGACAAGAACGCTGCTATGAAGCGAATGAAGCAAACCCCAGGACAGTCTCCCCTCGGACCCCTAACGTCTGGTCCCCCTGGAGGACAGCTTCAAGGGGGTATGCCTTCTCGTGGGCAAGGACCACCGGGGCAGGGCCAACCTCCGCAGAAGGGTGGACTGGGCGGTCGATGGATGGGAGAGCTTTGGCAAGGGCTAACAGGCGATATGTCGGATCCTGCGATGACTCAACCCCAAGCCGGAGGGTATGCCTCTGGGGGTGCAGTTGAGTCAGGGATGAGTATTTACAATCAGACCATGAGGGATCTTGAGTCTGGAGGGGTAGGGGGCTATGCCCAAGGCGGAATGGTTGAAAAATCCAGAGAGGTCGCCGCAGAAGGTCGCGGTGGTGATTCGATGCTCATGCACATACAGCCTGAAGAATTGGCTGGATTAGAATCTCTCCTTGGTCCGACAACTACAAATCCAGAGACAGGAAATCCTGAGGGATTCGCGTGGGCTCCGGTATTTATTGGGTTGGCGATAGGGGCCACAGCAGGAGGTGTCTCGGCCAGTGCTCAAGGCGGGGACGCTGGAGACATAGCGTTGGGGGCCTTGGGTGGAGGTGTATTAGGGGCTGTCGGTGGGGGGATAGCAGGAGCAGGAGCAGGAGCAGGAGCAGGAGCAGGAGCAGGAGCAGGAGCAGGGGGAGGAGCAGGAGCAGGAGCAGGTACAGGAGAGAGAG